TTTACGAGTCCATATGCAGACTCAGATGAGTATACCAAGTGGAAACGCGCCTTACTAGATGGTGGCATTGAACAAGTCGGCCAGGAGGCTAGAGCGTGGAACTCTGAAATGGGGGTTAGAGCCAGATTGGAACTGGCGTTAAGCCACCACAAACAGATGAAGATGCGCTCGTATATGGATAAGACGCAACCACACAATTGGAAGGCACCAGGAAGGACCTTATATGGTAAGGATAACAGGCCTTTCTTCTCTCATGTAGCCAACTGGAACACCTCCGGTCGGACCGAGAAGAAAGCAGCCAAAGAAGACACGTCTTTGCAGTTAGCCATCAAGGATCTCGTTAGGATGTATCATTCTGAGAAGAAACACGATTGTGTTAAAGGAGAATATAAATTCCCTGAGAATACCAAGGAGAACTGCGAGAAGTCCTTGACAGCTCAAGCAAAGAAGTCTACTGCTGCTCCCTTGTCTTTGACAGAGGAGCAGAAGGCTAATTTAAACCATGCCATGATCGAAGTGGAAAAGCTTTATGCTAAGCCTTTAGAAGATGACGGATTTAAGTTTATTAAAGCGTACATCGAAGAAGGAGAGATAGGCTTCTTAAAAGTATTTGGTTCTTTCGAGGACAAATCAGCCGGAGTCTCTGCTCGATTCCACAACGCCAAAAAGAATGAATGGACCAAAGGTGATTTTGGCGTAGATTTGGTTGAATTAGTATTAACCAGAATCATGCTATTGCTTATTGCTGGTCCAGAAATAACTGAATTATCTTCAGTTGAATTGGTTCAATATGGCCTGAAAGATGTGCTCAACGTAGAAATGAAGAACGAGGGACACTCTCCAGCCAAGATGGCGGAAGATCGATATCGTTTGATTTGGGTAAGCAGCGTTGTAGATTGTGCTGTACAAGCCTTGCTACACAAGGCAGACAATCAGTATTATATCAACGCCTACCAAGAAGACAAAGTTACGTTCGCAGCTTTTGCTTTAGGCCACAACGACGAGGGCATTGAAAGAGCGGTGCGCTGCATGCTTGATCAGGGCTTATATGAGAACATAACCAGCGATGCAGAAGCCTTTGATTTCTCCATGGTTTCCGAATTCATTTTCGGTGATGGAAGGAGGCGAGCTAATAGAATCGCGGGCGATTACACAGCGGCCCTAGTCCAAAATTACAGCCACTTGCTGTGCTCTCACGTGTTGAACAATGGCGGTGACGTGTGGCGGTGCGAGAAGTATGGTATTACCACTTCGGGTCACATATCCACCACGTCACAAAACACTTTTGGGCGTAAGGTCATGGCGAAATATGCAGGTGCTGAAACTAGCTTTAACTTAAGCGACGATTTAGTGGCAGACAAGAACTTTAAAGCTGAGAAGCTTAACGAGTTAGGAGTCACGTCACGAGAGGTTGAACCGCACACGGGAGAAGCTAATTTTACTTCACACCTGATAAACTTTGAAACTCTTAAGGCTAGATTTTTGAATGTGGAGAAGTGTCTTTGGACCCTAGCCCATAAGAGCAATGACGTTGCTAACAACAAGCAGCGCTTTGGAGGCATTGTGTATGTGCTTCGCAATACACCAGGAGTTCCAGAAGATTTGCTTGCTATATGCAAGGAGTACAACATTGATGTTGAAGGCCATATCTGCGATTATGATATGGCAGCAGATTTTTGCTGATTTTGTAAAAACACAAACACACGTTTCACCA